TCGAGTAAGTAATTGAGTAATGTTGTGCTATCAACATATGCGACTTCTTCGACTGTCACACCAATAACTCGAGCGCAGTATGCTCCTTCCCATTTAGATACTTTTGNAGTAATCTTATCTTCCCAACTCATGCCGTTTTGCATTTGTCTTGTGCCAAAGTTAAAATTAAATTGGTCAGTATGAGATACTTTGTATTCAAATTCTAGTCCTTCTGCATCAAATGCATCAGCGTTTTTATCTCCATCTACGAGTGTATGACCGAGATGATTTGCGAGTGCAACTTCTCCAATGCCTCCCTTTGTAAGTTCGACTCCTTCAGGAAGTTCTGCAAATGCTTTGTGTAAATATTCTATTGCTTTTTTATATTTCATACAGATATTATACTAGATTTATATTTTCGTGTCAAGTATTATTTTTAGGTATGGTATAAATTTACCTTGACTTTAGCTTATAAAGTTGCTATAATATATCTATGAATGAAATAAGTGAAATAATTTTTTTAATTATGTGCATAGGCATTGCATACACAATCGGTAAGCAAATTGGAATACAAAGCACAGTAGACTATCTGGAGAAGGAAGGAATACTGCATTTCGATGATACTGAAAAATAATTCTTGACAACAGGTTAAAATTTTGATATAATTATTTTGTAAGTGATAGGTTTCACTTGCGCATTGGTGCATCTACCGCAAGGAGGTGTGAATATTTACTGAAAAGGAATTATGGAGATAAAAAATGAGTATAGATTTAAGTAAATTTTGGCTTGGATTGGATATGCCTGACCTTCCGTCCTATACGGAAAGTAGCTATCCTAGATATAACTTAATAGCAGGGACAAACGATTATCGTATAGAAATCGCAGTGCCCGGTTGGAAGAAAGATGAGTTGGAGATTGTTTTTGATAACAAAGAACTTCACATCAAGGGTAAAAAAGAACACAAACTAGGGAATGATGAATCTTTTGTTCATCAAGGTCTTAGTCTAAAATCTTTTGAACGAAGATTTATTCTGAACGCCGACCTATTAGTAGATAAAGTAAGTCTACAAGACGGATTACTGACAATCAACTTATCACGAACTCCAGATTCTAAGAGGAAAATCTTGGAGATAAATTAAAATGAAAGCAATCGCTTTAAAAGTTCGTGATACAATATGTGAGAACGGAGAGTTCTGTGAAGCTGTAAGCCAAATCTGTTTAATGAGTTTTGGAGTCAGCATAGTAGGATTAAACTTATCCTATCTCATATAGACTGTCAACGAGAGGGGGAGTGCAAAGCTCCCCCGACTATGGAGAAATAATGAACATATCAGAAAAAGGATTAGAACTAATTAAACACTTTGAAGGGTGTGAATTAGAAGCATATAAATGCGCAGCAGGAGTATGGACTATTGGATATGGTCATATTAAAACTGCAGAAGAAGGTAAAGTAATTACTCAAGAAGAAGCAGATAAATTACTACTAGAAGAAATAGTAGAGTACGAAGACTATGTAAAAGCAGCAGTCACAGTAGAACTAAATCAAGACCAATTTGACGCTCTAGTCAGTTGGACATTCAATTTAGGTAATGGAAACTTAAATGCTTCAACTATGTTAAAAGTAGTAAATGCAGGTGATTTCGAGGGCGTTCCTGCTCAAATCAAAAGATGGAATAAAGCTGGGGGTAAAGTTCTTGAAGGACTTATTCGCCGTAGAGAAGCAGAGGCGAACTTATTCGAAGGAAAGGATTGGAAGTGAAAGAACTCTGGTTAAAAATACAGAGTTATTTCTCGACAAGATATAAGTTAACTGTTAGTTATAACAGCACATACGGAGACGGTGATGATGCAACTTATATAGTTCGCAAGTTTTTCAATAAACAAGATAAATACTTGAAGTTTCAAACTGAAACCAAAGAGGTAGTAGAGATTCGAGGAGCAGAAGGATTGAACTACAAAATAGAGGAACTATGAATCAATTTTTTATAGCAATCATTTTAGTATTAGGTCTAGGAAGTTATTACCTATACAATGAAAATCAAACATTAAAAGCAAACAACATAAAATTAGAAGGTGCAATACAAATGCAAGAAGAAGCAATAAGTAGTTTACAGAACGATTTTGCACTACAAACAGGAAAATTAAACGATTTACAAAAGAAAAGTCAAGAAGCACAACAAGAAATGAATCGCTATCTTGATATATTTAAAAGGCACAACTTAACTAAGCTAGCCGCAGCAAAGCCAGGTCTAATTGAGACTAGAGCTAATAAAGCAACTAAAGAGGTATTTGATGGTATTGAACAAGACAGTAGGGACATTGATAACGCTGACGATAATCTCGTCGTGCAGTCTCCTTCCAACTAAACAGATAGAAGTTAGTGCTAAACCAATAGAAAGACAGATAGCACAACCAGTTCTTCCAAGAGAGATAGACTTAAAAGACCCATATTGGTATGTGGTTAGTGATAAGAACTTAGAAGAGTTTTTAGCAAGAGTAGAAAAAGAACAGGGGCAAGTAGTTTTCTTTGCCATGAGTGTGCCAGATTATGAATTAATGGCATACAACACACAAGAGTTAAAAAGATATATTCGTGAACTCAAAGAAGTAGTAATATACTATAGAGAAGTGACAACAAATGAAAGCAATACCGATTAAAAATCATCAAATAATACAAAGACTAGATTTAATAGCAGAAGATATGTATAGACTACCTCATCAGTGGAAATTGCACCCTGTACCACAAACAACTATAGAAGATTTAAGAATAGTTATGGCAGATGAGAATTTTAATGGATACCCAAAAAAGAGTAATAATCTTGATTATGCAGGGAGAGGAGTTAGTAAAGAATTTAAAGATAGAACCTTAGCATTAATTGGTGCAGTAAAAGAATTAACTAATAGTAAAAGTTGGTGGTGGGACAGTATGATATTTCAACCACCAGCAACAGGATGGACAGCATGGCACAACGGGGGAGATAGACCTAGAAAGTTTATAAAGTTTATACACAATAGTGGAACAGGATTTACTAACTATATTAAAGATGGTAAGAGAACAAAGATAGAGGATAGACATATACCTACTCATACCAAAGATTGGACTTGTTTAGTAGGAGAATTAGACGGCTCAACTACTTGGATGAGTGATAGAAACATGGGGGATACTCCTAGATTGATATTAGACTTATCTATTCCTAGTAAGTACTCAAAAGAATTTAAAATATTTGAAGATTTTGTAAAGAATGTTTAAAAACTTATTTAAAATGCTTATGTGGAAAAGAGATATGCAAAAGCATGCAAATTGGTTTGACAAGAACGAACCAGCACAAGCACGATTCGAAGAAAATGAAGAGTGGTTAGAAGAATTAGAAGATAGAATAATTAAATTAGAAGAAATAAATGGAATTGATAATCAGTCAGGACAAGAATAATACTTCAGACATATGTGGACATATAGAAAATTTTTTATCTGATTTAGAGATATCCAACCTTTATTCCCATCAAACCAAAGAATTTATACCAGCGACAACAAGATACAGAGGATTAGACAAGTCTATAAGAGATTGTCTCAGAATTGGAGGAGCAACTGTACCACAGTGGTTAAAAGAAAAACTATGGAGAGCAATCTGTCTATATAATGAGAGAAGTTATAATTTTGATTTATACCCTATTGATTCAAAATATCACGAGTTTAACATAGTTAGATACAGTCAGAAAGGAAACTTTTTTACCACCCATAGAGACTGTAGACCAACGCTAAATCATATCTACACTAGACGACCTATGAGAAAGATAAGCATTAGTGTTCAATTAAGTAGTGATTACACGGGTGGAGACTTAGAGATTGCAGAATCATTTAGACAAAAAGATATATTAGGAGGAGAGCAAACACCTCCTAGCGATTTTACACATAAATTTAAAACAATAAAAAAGAAAGGTAGTTTAACAATATTTACAGGATTTCATATGCACGAAAGCAAACCACTAGAATCAGGGCTAAGAGATGTGTTAGTCTGTTTTATTAATGGAGAAAGTAAAGTATGGTAACTCCAAAAAGTTTGATTAAGTTAGGTTATGAAGTAACAGAGTGGATGGATGGACAAAGAGACTCTCAGTTTC